TCGTAGACGCGGTCGCCGTCGTCGTCGGTCTTCAGCGTGGTGACGGCCAGCAGGTCGGCGGCGCCCAGCAGAAGCACGTCCGACTGCCGCGCCGTCAGGTAGCGGGTCTGGGTGACGGCCCAGAACTGCCGCCCGGTCCACTGCTCGATTTCCCGCGAGACGTCGCGGAGGATCGAGTCCAGGGCGTCGTCGTCGCCGGTGTCGTCCAGGCCGGCGCGGGCTTTCACGGCGTCGCGGGTGGCGTACAGGTTGAGGGCCACGGCTCACCGCCTTCTGGGACGGCCGGGCGCTTGCACGGCACGCTCGCCCGGCTCCAGCGCGGCCGTCTCGACAACGGGCGGGGACGGCACGCGCACGGCCACGCCGCTCTCGACCAGCGCGCGGGCAGTATCGGCCTCGACCTCGGCAACTTGCCCCGGGGCGTAGCAGCCGGCCGGCGACGCGCTGGGCATCAGGAACTTCAGGTGTGGCATGGACGCCGCCTCCCTAGCTCGTCAGCACGCGGAACGTGCCCGTCTTCGCGCTGCCGCCCGCGCTGACCACGAACCGCACCCGCTCGTTGGCAACGGGCACCTGGGCCTCGGTGCCGAAGGTCGAGCCGTCCGCGATCTTGTGGCTGACGCTGCGCGGGAACCACACAGCCAGCGTGGTGCTCGTCAGGTTGACCGTGAGGATCGGGCGGCTGCTCTCTTCCGTCTTGACGGTCAGCGCCGCCGACGTCGAGAAGTCGGTCCAGGCGTACTCGATCGCGTGAATCAGCCCGTTGAGCGGCCCGACGAACCCCGTCGACTCGCCGGAGCTGTTGGTGACGACGGCCACCGATTCCTGCCGCACAAACGTCATCAGATCCTCCTGAACAGGCCGTACCAGACGCCCTGGATCGGCTGGCCGCCCCTGGTGTCCCAGCGGTCGGCCTCGCGCAGCCCGGCCGCGTTCAGCGCCTGCACGCAGCCGTCCGTGAGCCGCTGCTCACGGGAGATCTCGATCAGCACGCTGCTGGCCCGCGCCAGCGCTTCGGCGCCGCCGCGCAGCACGTCCAGCTCGCCGCCGTCCACGTCGATCAGCAGGTGCGTCGGCCAGCCGTGTAGCTCGCCCAGGCCGTCGAGCGTCACCCCGGGCAGCCAGATGCTCCGCCGCCCGTCCTCGCCTACTCCGATGTCCGCCGTGCCGGCCGTCTGGCTCGCCAGCGCGACCGGCTGGGCCTCTTCGGACGGCCCGCACACTCCGAGCACCAGCGTGATCCGCGCGCCCAGGCCGTTGCCCGCCGCGTTCTCCGCGAGCCGCGCCGCGTTGGCGGGGTTCGCCTCGACGCAGAGAACATCGGCGCCCCGGTGGGCCGCGATCAGCGCGTAGCTGCCAACGTTCGCCCCCACGTTGACCAGGCGGTCGCCCGGCCCCAGCGCGGAGACCCATTCGGCCGTCCACGGCTCCTTGCCGCACGCCCGCACGCGGTAGCGCCGCTCGATCGGCGTCTCGGCGCGCATCCAGATGATCCCGTCGCGCCAGTCGAGCTTCGCCCAGTCGTCAGCCATCGGCGAGGTCTCCGGTTGGGTGGGCCATGATGCCCGCCCCTTTGGCCTCGACGATCTCGCGGCCCGCGCCGCTCATCTGCGCCAGCATCCGCTCCTGGGCGCCGCCCTCGGGCGTCTGCCCGATCCAGTACTTGCACTCAAGCTCGGCGCCCTCCAGGCGCGCGAGGGTGAGCTGGGCGTTCAGGACGTTCTGCTGTAGCTCGGTCTTGCGCTTCGCCAGCGCTTTCAGCCGGCCCTCGAACTGCCGGCGGGTGCGGTGCTCGCCGCCGTCGTTCAGGTCGCCGCGCCCGTAGATGGGCGCCTTCAGCAGGTCGCAGTTGCGGGGCATCTCGATGGTGATCCCGCGTCCCATCGCCATGCCGATCAGGAACTCGAAGCCGGGCTTCTGGTCGGCGTACTCGGTGTGGGTCATCAGGTCGATGCCGTAGATGCTGATGTGCTCGAAGCCCTCCAGGATCGCGAAGGCGAGCATGAGCGCCGGCCCGCTCGTCAGGTACGGCCCGACGCAGTCGATGACCTCGTGGTACGGGAAACTGATCGAGTTGGGCAGGTCCGCCCGCGCCTGCACGAGGTACAGCGGCCCCGTGAACGCCTTGAGCCAGCCGACATGGTCGCCCGGCCGGCGCAGATCCCAGGCGTAGAGATCCTCGCTGTGCAGCTCAAACCAGCGGTCGGCCCGCTTGAGGTGCACGTAGGCGTTGTTCAGCCCCCAGATCTCGTAGGACGGGTCGTCCACGGGAGCCAGGTGGCGATGATTGGTGCTGAACCCGACGATAGCGACCTTGTCCTTGCCGGGCACCCGCCGAGACCAGGCGGGCGCCGATGGGGGCGGCTCTCCGGGGACAGGCGGAGGGTCCGCCCCCTCGGCATGTGGATGGGGCGCGCTGACCCCTGCGAGAAACTCCTGGCTGCTGCTGTCGAGACTCGCCCGCCCCCGCCGCTCTTCGGCAGGCTGCCATCGGTTGGCGGGGATGATCGGGCTGCAACTGCTACTCATCTGTCCCTGTCCCTGTCCCTGTCGTTGCTGTCGCCGCTCAGATGCCGATCGCCGTCCAGCTCGCCACGTTCGCCGTGCTGGTCGCGGCGATCCGCTGCGGGATGGCCGAAGACGTCGGCTTGCTGAACACGATGTCGATGCTGCTGCTGTTACTCGCGAACCCGACCGTCACCTGATCGGCCACGCCCGCAGCCGTGGACAGCGTGGTGGACTTCAGGTTGGCGGTGACGCTGCGGAAGCCGCTCGCGCCGGGCACCGCGAAGGTCGCGACGCCGCTGCTGGACGGGCTGACCGTCCCGGCGAAGATTTCCATCCCCTCCTCGTTGCGGTTCAGGATCTCACCGCCGTTGAGGTGGATCTTCCCGTCCTGCGAGCGGTAGACCCGGTTGGCCGCGTGGCCCGCCTCTGCTGCCATCTGTGCCTCCGAAAAGGCCGGGGCGCACAGCCCCGGCCGCTATGGCGGGCGTGTCGTTACGCCGTGCCAGTCGACGGCGACACCAGCGCCTCGCCCGTGATCGTGCCGGACGTCACGTTGCTCACAGGCAGCTTGCGCGGGCCGTACTGGATGGCCCACATGTCGCCCAGCTTGCTGGACGTCGCGCGCACCGCCGCGAGCTGGACGTACCGCTTCCGAGGCCGGTAGATGTCGATCCACTGGTCCTCGTCGGAGGCGCCCGGCGCGATGGCCGACCCCTCGATATCGCCCATCGTCCCGGTGTCGCTCGCCGACGACATCTTCGCCTTCAGCAGGTTGTCGGCGGCGGCCGTCCCGAAGGACGTGAACAGGATCACGCCCTCGTAGCCGGCCATGTCCAGCACGCTCGACTCCAGCACGGTGCTGCCGGCCGCGCTCGTAGCGTCCTTGATCTTGGTGATCAGGACGGCGTTGCTCAACTGTGGCATCGGTTGCTCCCTGTCGGGCGGGGCGGCGTGCGCCCCGCCCGATCACTCACTCACGCACCAGGTGGCGCGGCGACTTAGCCGAGCTTGACCCGCGCGAACGCCTCTTCAAGGACGGGCATGCCGTCCACTTCCATCCGGCTCACGAAGCCCACCTGGTTGGTGCGAGCGTACAACTCGTCCAGCCGCTGGATCTCCATCGCCATCGCGTCGGCGATCCAGTAGAAGCTCCAGTCGGCGTAGATGCCCACGTACTGGCCGGACGTGAACGTGTTCGGCGCGAACTCGCTCATGTCAAACGGCTTGTTCAGAATCAGGTCGGGCGCCCCACCAGCAAGGCCTGACCGCCAGAGGTACTGGCCGTTGCCATCCTTGATCAGCGCGATCTGGGTGATCGCGTCGCGGTGGAACAGCCAGCGCGCCCGCGCCTGATACTGGGCCTTCAGGCTCATCTGGCAACGGATCAGGCCGTCCGCACCGATCTCGGTAGCAGCGTTGCCGGTCGAGACGTCTCGGCCGGTGCTGATACCGTCGTTGCTGGCCGTAAAGACGCCCAGCGGCTGCCCGGCCCCGGAGCCGGTCAGGAACGCCTTCTCCTGCGTGACGCCGACCTTGTACCCCATGCGTTCGCGTACCAGGGTCTCGACCGGCAACGCGGACACGCGCAGCAACTTTCGACTGACCTTGATGCCCTTCGCGAGCGGGCGCGGTTGCAACTCGCGCTTGCCGAAGGTCATCGCCGTGTCATCAGAGCCGGTGTCAAGCTCGACCGTCCAGTCGGAGTCGGCAAGGTCGGCCTCAAGCGTCGGCGCGCCCAGGCTCGCAGCGTTCATGACCGGAATGACCGTCGAGCGCTGGCGAATGAAGACCTGGTCGTCCACGAACTTGATCAGCCGGGCCACAAACGACTCTGGATCGACGGTGAACCCGCCCTGCTCGTCGCCATCCGACTGGAGCGCTCGCTCCTCGCGCCCGCCCACCAGTCGGATGGTCGGGTCGCCACCCCCGCGACTGGTCAGAAACTTCCGAAGAATCCGCTGCTCGTCCGACGCCCCGCGGGGCGTACCGCCGGAGGGCGGGTCAATGGGGCCGCCATCGCCGACCGGGGCATTCCGCTCCTCTTCGAGCGCCGCCGTCTCCTCCTCGCGGTCGATGCGCTCGTTGATGCCCGTGATCTGGGCCTTCAGCGCGGCGTAACGCTCGTTGTCCTGAGCGTCAAAGTCGCGCTTTGCGGACTCGGCGGCGTCGATCATCGCGCGAGCCTGGGTAATGAGCCCTTCGCGCTCGCGCCGCAACTCCATGCTGCGCGTCGTGGTCTTCCGCTTCATGCCTGTCTCCCATCAAGAAAGCCCGCCACATCGGCGGGCCTTGTCGTCTCAGAGCTGTTGCTGCCTAGCTCAGCTCGATCAGCTCCAGATCTCGGCGCAGCCGCGCGAGCGAGTGCCCAGCCTGGGGCGGGTCGCTCGGCGCCGGCGCCGGCAGTTGTCGAAGGACGTCGATCGACGTGGCAACCAGCGTGTGATCAGCCTGGGTCAGCCCCACGCCGTCGCGGGCGCGGGCCAGCACCGAGGCGAGGCCCCGGAAGTCGAAGCCCGCCGCCTCGGTCAGGTCGGCGAGCAGCGAGCGCACCGACGAGTCGGCGGCCGGGTAGGCCGGGAACGTCACCGGCCCCAGCTCGTACAGCTTCGCCTCCAGCACCGTGCGGATGTCCGCGCCGTCCGCTCCGCTCTTGTCCCAGCGCATCTGCACGACCTCGAACATGAACGAGGAGCCGCGGATGTCGCCGCGCTCCATGCTCACCACCAGGTCGCGCGCCCACTGCGTGTCGGGCGGCCGGACCTGGTAGGCCAGCCCCTCCAGATCCTCCGCGACCGTCAGCGTCTTGGCCGACGTCCGCCCCAGCACCTGGCTCGGGTTGTGATTGAAGAACGACAGCACGTCCGGGTTATTGCGGAGCGTCCGCTTGAAGGCGCCCGGCGCGATCACTTCGCGCCAGCCGCCCAGGTCCACGCTCTCGCTGTTGAAGACCGCGCCGTGCCCGACGATCAGCGGCCCGCCGTCGTCGCGCACCTCAAAGCGCGTCTCGAAGATCCGTCCGTGTCGCTTCACCGCATCACCCCCTCGCCGGCCGAAGCCCGCACTTGCACGTCGCGTGAATCGGCGGGTGCCGCGTCGGGCGGTCCACCCGCAGCGGCCCGCTCTCCTCGTCGCCCTCGATCTCGTCGCCGTCCCGTGCGAACTCCTGGTCGATGCCGACCACCTTCCCGTCCAGCCGCACGCAGAACGGGCACGACGTGCCGCCCTGCCGCACCCAGACGATCAGCCGCACCCCGCCGCGCCGCCAGCGCTCCCGCGTCACCGCGTTCAGCACCCGCTGCTGCTCGATGTCGGCCGTCTTGTCGGCCCGCGTCTCGCCCCACTCGCCCAGGCGCGCCGTCACCGCGTCCAGCGGATCCTCGCCGCGCTCCTCGGCCAGCCGGACCTGCTGCGCGAGCTGCCCCAGGCTCTGGCCCGCATAGTGCTCGCCGAACGCCCGCGCGATCCCCGCGATGAAGTCCTGAAGCGCGTCGGCCATCGCGTCGTCCGAGCCGATCTCCGCCGCCGCGTCGTCGAGCACGACATCAGCGAAGGCCAGCAGCACCGGCAGCAGCGTGCGCGTCGCCAGCGCCCCGAAGCCCTGGTAGTACTCCCGCAGCCACGTCAGGAAGCTGGCCGCGTCTCGGCGGTTCAGGTGCCGCTCTGCCGCCGCCGTCACCTCCGTCGACTCGCGGCGTACCAGCCGCTCCACCGCCCCGACGAACAGGCGCCGATGGGTCCGCGCCAGGCGCAGCCGGCTCGCCGCGCTGCCGGCCGCCCGTGTTTCCGCGCGGAACGCCGTGGCCCCCTCGCCGCCGCCGGCCGAACGCTCGCCCCCGAGCTGATCGGCCGGCACCATGTTCAGCGGCGCCCAGTAGATGTCGCCCACCGCCGCCGGCAGCGGGTTCAGGTCTTCCAGGTCGCGCACATCGTTCGCCGAGAGCCAGCCGTTCTGGCGCCCCACGCTGTACGCCGCGTACCGCGACTGGATGTCGCCGCGCAGCAGACCATCCACGGTGAACCGCACGAAGTGGGTCGGCTCGGTGAGGATGTCGCGCTCGATCGCCTGTTCCCAGCGCACCGCCCACGGACGGACGGTGTGCACCACAAAGTCGATCGACTGGTGCTCGATGTTGCTGAACGTGGTCCGCTCGAGGTCCTGGATCATGTGCGGCGGCACCCGGTACAGCGCCGCGATCTCCGAGCGCTGGTACTTGCGCTGCTCAAGCCACTGCGCGTCGCGCCCAGACAGCCCGACCTGCTGCCACTTGATGCCCTCTTCCAGGATCGCGACGCGGTGGCTGTTCTCCAGCCCCTTGTGCGCCGCCTCCCACGAGGCTTTCAGCCGCTCGTAGGCCTCGTCGGTCAGGCTCTGGTCGGTCTGGAGCACCCCGCCCGGCTCGGCGCCGTTGCCGAAGATCCGGGCGCCGTGCTCTTCCAGCGCGAGGCCCAGCCCGACCGCCTCGCGCGCCAGCGTGATCGGGCTGTAGCCCACCAGCCCGTCCGGCGAGATCCCGCGCACGTGCAGAACCTCCCGGCGGGGCAGCGCCCGCTCCTCGCCGCTCGGCAGCGTGTACAGGTAGCCGATCTGCCGGTTCTCCAGCCGCACCACCCGCATCCGGTCCGGGCGCAGCGGCCAGAGCTCCACGCTGCCGCTCCCCAGCGGCACGATCTGGGCGAAGGCGTTCCCGCGCAGCGCCAGGTGCCCCATCATGCACTCCCGAAGCTCCACGCTCGTCAGCTCCGGGTTCGGCCGCGAGTGCAGCGGCCGGTACAGCGGGTGGGCCGTGTCGCGGATCCGCCCGCGCGGCACGCCGTAGCGGTAGACCACCAGCGGCAGCGTCGCCAGCGTCTCCGCGAGCACCCGGACGCAGGCGAACACCGTCACCAGTTCCAGGGCCGTCGCGGGCGTGACGATCCGTCCGCTGTTCGTCTCGCGCGACCACAGCGGCGTCCCCCGCATCCAGTCCTTCTCGGTCAGGTCGCGCTTCGCCCCCACGAGGAGCCGCTTCAGCGCGCCCATCAGCTCAGCCGCCAGCCGACGAGGCCCACGGCCAGGCCGACCACGATCAGCGTCACCGCCAGCCCCAGCAGCAGGTACACGCCGGCCGCAACCAGCGCCGCGCCGGCCAGCAGCACCGCATCAGGCAGGATCTCGCGCATCGTCACGGCTCCAACACTCCAACAGGCTCGGGGATCGTCTCGACTACCAGCAGGATCGGCTCGCCAGTCACCGGGCAGGCCGCCCAGTCAGTAATCAGCGCCGTTGCTGGTGACGGCGACGGCGGCTCGAAGCGGCGGAACGGCAGGCCCTCGTGCCGCCCCGAGCAGCGGCGGCACACTTCCAGCGTCAGCGGCCGGCCGGCCACCAGGTCGGCCAGCCCGATGGCCCGCTCCCGCCTCGGGGCGCCGCCGCTCATCCGACCGGCCACAGCGGGCACCCGCAGCGCCGGCAGTACGCCTGGATGCCCACCCCCGTCAGGCGGCTGCCCTGCCGGTGCCAGCCCGCCCAGCACAGCAGCGCCCCCAGGATGATCGTCACGGCGCCGCCCCCGCACACGGCTCCCCGGCGCGCTCGCACTCCTCCTGCACCGTGCCGTCGAGCATGTAGTANNAGGCCGCACCGGGCGTGCGTCCCGCAGTAACCGTGGTGCTCGCGGGGCTTCCAGTTCGCCCACGCTCGGCCGTCCTCGCCGACGATTGGCGGCAACTCGTCAAGGTCCGCCACGACCACCGTCGACGGCTCGCCGCACTCCTCGCACCGCTTGAATCGCTCCGGCATCCCCGCCGGGTAGCTGTGGCTCATAGCGTCCTGATCCCCCTCGACTCGTACACCGACCGCTGCCGCTGCGGCGGGTCAGCCTGTGCCCGGTGGGCGGCGATGGCGCCCGCCACCGCCGCGTCGATCTTTTTCCTGGACCCCTTCGGCTTCGTCAGCCGCCATCCTCTGGGCTTCTGGTCCGCCGCCGCGTTGGCGATCTGCCGCGCGAACGCCGGGTCGCCGTCGTGGGCGATCTCCCCCGCCGTCACCAGCTTGTAGAAGGCCTGCGACGCCGGGATCATCCGCGCGTCGCTCTGGGGCACCTCAACCATCGCGAGCTGGTCCGCCGCCAGCACCGTCGCCGACCTGCCGAAGTAGCTCGGGTCGTACAGAAACGCCGGCCCCGGCTTCACCACCCCGTCAATCTCGGCGGCCGGCACCGGGAACGCCTTGAACAGCGACCGCAGCCACTCCTCGACCTCGAAGACGTCCAGTTGCCACAGCCCGTGGCGCGGGTCGTTCTCCGCGAACGGGTTCTCCCAGATCCTGGCGCGCATCACCGTGCGCTCCAGACGCCGCGTGCTCTTCTCGGCCTCCTTCTCACTGGGCGGGGGGGTGTTCACTAAAATGCGAGGGGGGGGTGCGCTGAAATGCCGCATCGTCCGGATCCGCGTCGTACGCCACCAGCCCGTCAGGCGCCGTGTCCGTGGCCGCTCCTGGGGCCTCGCCGCGCTTCGGCAGCTCCATCGGGTGCGGCGCGAACTCCTCCCCGACCGTCTGCCGCTGCGCGCACACCACCGCGATGCTGTCGTGCCTGAGCGCCAGGTCGATGCCCACGCAGAGCGGCAGTTCTGGGTCCAACCCCAGCGCCGGCTCCTTGCAGCGCTCCCACGCCCCGAACGGCAGCCAGGCGTTCGCCGCCCGCGTCCACTGGTTGAGGTGGTAGCGTCGGAACTCGTTCTCCAGCGTCGTCCGCGAGTCCGCCGCCAACCGCTCCTCGTGCAGGAAGTCCCCGAGGGCCGGGTTTGCCTCCTTCCAGACTGCCGGGTCCAGCCAGTCGCACTCGCGGTCGGCCGGCTCCCACCACTTGAACCAGAACGTCGGGTCGTCCACCTCCCCGCTCTGCACGCGCCGGCCGTACTCGTACAGTCGATAGAGCAGGCTCTCCTCGTCGTAGCCCGCCGTCGTGATCCCGAGCATGAGCGGCTGCTCGCGGGTGCCCATACCGAGCGCCAGGGCGTCCCACAGCTCGCTGTTCGGCTGGACGTGGACCTCGTCGAAGATGCACGCCGATGGGTTGAGGCCCTGCTGGAGCGCGGCGTCTGCGCTCAGCACGCGGTAGACGCCCTGACTGCCCGGATGCTCGATCGCGTCGGCGTAGACCCGCAGGGTCGCCGAGAGGTCCGGGTCGGCGAGGACCATCTTCTTCGCCTCGGCGAAGACGATCCGCGCCTGCTTCTTGTCGCCCGCGCAGGAGTAGACCTCCGCGCCGGCCTCGCCGTCCGCCACCAGCAGGTACAGCGCGATGCCGCTCCCGAGGGTGGACTTCCCGTTCTTGCGCGGCAGCCCCAGGAGGCCCGTCTGGTGCTTCCGCTTGCCGTCGTCGCGGAGGGTGAACATCTCGTTGAGGAGGCCGCGCTGCCAGGGGCGGAGCTTGACGGGCTGGCCCGCCGCCTTGCCCCGGCTCTGGCGGCAGAACGTCTCGATAAACCGGGCCACCCGAGGCCCGCTACTCGCCCACAAGCTCACCCCCGTCCCGGCCCGCCGCCAGGAACTCGTCAAGCGCGCTGCGCGCCTTCATCTGCGCCAGCCCCAGCCGGCTCCGATCGGAGGGAGTGAAGCCGCACAGCCCCTCCCACCGCGTGATCAGCTCCTCGAGCTTGCGGAGTGCCGCCACCGCCGGGTTGATCTTCAGGCTGTAGAGCCGCCGCACTCGGCGTTCCGGCCCATCATCCACGTCATCCTCTTCGACGACCTGGGCCACCAGGTGGCCGTACCGCTTGACCTCAGCGCGGAGTTGCTCGCGCTCGTCGTACGCCTGGCAGAGCCGCGTCAGGATCGCCGCGTCCGTCGTCGGGTTGAGCCACGTCTCCCCAAGCTGCCAGTACGCATCCCACGCACGCTTACCGTGCCGTTTCAGGCCGGCCGGTCGCGGTGGCGGCGCGGCCGTGGCGGCGACCACTTCGCCCGTCTTCGTGGCCGGCAGCGCCCGCTTCCCAGGGTTGCCGAGCCTCCGCTTCAGCTCTGTTGGCTTCGGCGGGCGGCCTCCCGGCACGGTTTCACCTCGCTAGGAGTTTCGCGGTCGCGCACGCGGACC